CGCGGTCTTCACGTTCAACGTTATGCCGGTATTTCCAAGCGTCGGCGGTGCAGCACCAAGCGCGCAGACAGTATCGCTATCATTCACAGTGGTGGGAACACCAACAGAAAACTTCTCATAAAAAAGAATCGGGAGCAAAGAAATGAAACTACCAATCACAATTCAATATCAAAATGGCGAGGAATCTACTTTCACAGCCGCTCCACCGGAGTGGATGAAGTGGGAGCAGAAGACAGGCAACACCATCAGCCAAGCGCAAGACAAGATCGGAGTCGCAGATCTTCTCTTTCTGGCGTATCACGCTATGAAGCGCGAAGCAGCTGGCAAGCCGGTCAAGCCATTCGAAGCATGGGCAGAGGGAGTCTCAGACATTCAAGTCGGTGACTCAAGCCCAAAAGCTACAGCGTCGGAAGTTTGAATCGTTTGCTCTGGGAACTGGCCATCGCGACAGGTCAGTCTCGGAGCGAATTCGAAACAGCTGAAGACGTTCACACAGCAATCGAGATTCTGGAGAAGAGAAATGGCAACAGCTAGCGGCCAAGGGCGCGTCGCGATCCAAGTCGAGCCGTACCAGCTCAAGCAGCTTTTCCAGCTTCTCTCAGCTTTGCCAAAAGATTCGCAGAATGAAATTCGTGATCAAGCGCAGATGATGTCCAAGCGTCTAGCTGGTCAGCTTCTCATGTTCTCGCATGGGGCTCCAGCTCCACAGACTCGTCTCGTTGCACAATCAATTTCGACTCCACGCGATCGTCTCATTCGCGTCGATGTCGGTGGATCAAAGAAAGTCGGTCGCAAGTACGGCGGCGAGACTTCAAAGAATGGAAAGACAAGAGTGCGTCAGAATCAAGCTTCTGCCGGAGCTCTTTTATGGGGCACAGAATTCGGCGGTCACGCCGGTGAAGATTCGCTCGGTCGTAAATACACCAACCGATTCAAAGCTGCTCCGAAGAAGGGCGGCTACTGGATCAATCCGGCGGTCGATTATTACACACCAATAGTTGCGAAAGAATATATTCAACTCATTCAAGACGTCGTGAAGAGAGTGGGGCTCGCGTAATGGCCGGAATTCCAAAAGTCAAAATCACTTTCGACGCGGATCTCGATGAATTAAAAAAGGGAGTCAAAAGCGCGACGTCTGAAGTCCAGAGCTTCGGCGATCGCGCCGCAGACTTCGGAAAGAAAGCAGCTCTCGCATTCGCCGTCGCCGGAGCAGCCGTCACAGCATTCGCCGTCTCAGCTGTTAAAGCAGCGGCTCAGGATGAAGCTGCACAAAAGAAGCTCACAGATACAATCAAAGCGACCACTGATGCCACAGCTCAACAGATAGCAAGCATCGATCAATATGTGACCAAGACTTCCATCGCGGCCGCGGTTACCGATGACGAGATTCGTCCGGCTCTGGCTCGATTGGCGAGAAGTACCGGAGACGTCCAAGAGGCGCAGGATCTCTTATCGCTTGCGCTTGACCTAAGTGCCGCAAGTGGCAAGTCACTCGAAACTACGACCAACGCTCTTGCAAAGGCCAATGAGGGATCTAACACAGCTTTGAAGAAGCTTGGTCTTGGTCTCGATGAGAATTATCTGAAGACTGCATCCAATGATCAGATCGTCAAAGATCTCACAGCTACTTACGGAAATTTCTCAGAGAATCAAGCAAAGACAGCCGAAGCTCGATTCAGATCGATGTCAATTGCAATCGAAGAATCGAAAGAAGCTATCGGAGCGGCTCTGCTACCGGTCGCCGAGAAGCTTGCGACTTTCGTGCTGGAGACTCTCATTCCGGCACTCGATGGATTCATCGCTGGCTTGACTGGTAACAATGGCTTGAAATCTAGTTTGAACGAATCACAGAAAAATCTCTTTGCATGGGGCGAAAAAGTTAGAAATATCATTTCGACAATCGTGGATCTCAAAGAAGAATTGACAGTCATCGGCACAGTCATCGCCGGCATCTTCGTAGCTTCCAAAATTGCAGGATTCATCACAGTCATTTCAGGATTGGTCTCGGCTTTCGTCGCTTGGCGTACAGCGGCAGCCGGAGCGGCAGTGGCTACAGCTGCGGCAACCGGCGGAGTCTCACTTGGAGCAGCTGCGGCCGGTATTGCTGGCGCAATTGGTCTATTCGCGGCCGCTGGCATCTTTCTGAATAAAGCCGGCGGCGATGGTGGTGGATCTACTGAAACCGGAGCTCTTGGCAATTATCAGATGAGCACTGGCACAATTCTCGGATCATCCGGCGGAACTGGTGGAACTGGTGGAACTGGTGGTGGTGGATTCGGTGGCGGTGGCGGTGGTGGTGGATTCGGTGGCGGTGGCGGTGGAGTCTCGACACCAACTGGCGCGACAAGCTTGGTCAATCTTGCCAAGCGACTCACAGACATTTCAGACGAATTCACAGAGCTGCAATTTCTAGTCAGTACCGGCGGCATCAGTAAGAGCGCAGGAGCCGCGCAGCTGAATGCTCTGACAAAAGAATTTAGAGTCTTAGAAAATCAAGCCAATGCTTTGACAGCGAAAGAGTCCGCCGGCACATTCGACGTCGGCTCATTCCGTCGTGGAGAAGCTGCGACCATGGTGACGATCAATATGGGCGTGGTCGGCGATCCAGAAGGCGCAGCCAGAGCAGTCGAGCAAGTATTCCAAGACTCACTCGCTCGCGGCGGTATTAGCTCCACAGTGGGCGCGTACGACCGATGAGCAATTGGTCTCCGGTCTGGTCGGTCACAATCGGCGGCATCGATTACACAGACATAACACTGGCAAATCTTTCAATTACGTCCGGACGTACTGACTTCTACGTCCAGCCAGCTGCCGGCTACTGTTCGGTAGAAATTATCAATCTGGACGAGAATGTGACTATTGCAGCGGATTTGAATGATCAGATAGCAATTCAAGTCAAAGACTCCACTGGCACATTCGTGCCAATCTTCGGCGGCTTCGTCACAGACATCTCGCAGACGGTCAAGAGTGCCGGATCAGTAATGATCACGCAATCCATCAAGATTATTGCGATGGGAGCACTTGCCAAGCTGGCCAAAATTCTCGTCGATGGCGTCTTGCCAAAAGAATTCGACGGTGATCAGATTTATGACATCTTAGAGCCGCTTCTATTTAACACATGGGATGAAGTGCCACCGGCTTTGACGTGGGCGACTTACACACCGACGACGACATGGGAAGATGCAGAAAATTCCGGCATCGGTGAAATAGATCGACCCGGCGACTATGAGCTTGCAGCTCGATCATCATCACGCAATACAGCTCTCAATATCGTCTCGGGTCTTGCGACGTCTGGACTCGGTTATTTATACGAAGATGGCCAAGGTCGAATCTGCTATGCAGACAGCACACATCGCAGCCAATATCTTGCAGCTAATGGATACAGCGAGCTCTCAGCCAATGACGCGCTCGCAAATGGAATTTCGGTTGCGCGTCGCACCGGAGATCTTCGCAATTCAGTCACGGTCAAATATGACGCGACATCTTCATCGGAAGAATCTGCCAGCGACGCCACATCCATCGCCACTTATGGGCAACAGGGCTACATCGTCACGACAACTCTGCACAATTCCGCAGACGCTCTTAGCCAAGCGAATTTCTATCTTGAGCTCCGAGCTTATCCATCAGACATATTCAAGACTCTCAGCTATGAGCTAACGAATCCAGAGCTTTCAGATATAGATCGCGACGACTTGCTTTCAATCTTCATGGGATTACCGGTGGACATTACTGACTTGCCGGTGAACATGATTGGCGGCACATTCCAAGGATTCGTCGAGGGCTGGACATTCTCGACTTCATACAATCGACTTTCACTGACAATTAACTTGTCGCCGGTGGCTTACAGCTTGCAAGCGATGAAGTGGAGCGACGTACCAATCACGGAGACATGGAACACAATTAACGCAACTTTAGACTGGGAAAATGCGACAATAGTCGCCTAGACATAAGGAGAAAACATGGCAACGACGACGAATTATGGCTGGACTACTCCAGACAATACGGCACTCGTCAAAGATGGCGCATCCGCAATTCGTACACTTGGATCATCAATCGATACGACGCTTAAAGCTCAAATCGATGCACAAATTCCAGACACTTTATTGACTACAACCGGAGACGTCATCTATGCAAGCGGGGCAAATACACCAGCGCGTTTAGGCATTGGAACTACTGGACAAGTTTTAACGGTTTCAGGTGGACTGCCAACGTGGGCAACAGCCGCAAGCGGTGGTATGACTTTGCTCAGCACTACTACATTAAGCGGAACTAGCACAGTCGTCTCGTCAATAAATCAAACATACACAAATCTTTATGTATTTATTACCGCCATAACTGCTGGCGCAACTTATTATCCAAGAATAAATCCGAATGGAACTGCTGGTCAAGGAATTTATTTTTGTGCTGGTGCTGGTATTTTTGACGTAGCCACTAACGCACAGTCCGCGACAAGCGGAACGGCTTTTTCCACAACTTCAGTAAATAATTTAGTTTTAACAATTAACAATTATGCTTCTACAACTCAAAATAAATACCTTTTAATGAGTGGTGCTTCAAATGTTTCTACCGGAACGGCATTCATGACTGGTGGTGTTTTGAATACAACTTCAGCAATTACATCATTAACAATGACCACAACCGCAGGAACTGCATCATTTACAGGCGGAACAATGTACGTTTACGGAGTTAAATAATGACTAAAACATCAACACGGCCAATGGTAAGAATTCACAATTCAGAAACTAACGAAGTAATTGATCGCGAAATGAACGATGCGGAATTTGCTCAATGGCAAGCGGATCAAGTAGCAAACGCGCACGAACAAGCAGCGGCAGCACAAAAGGCAACAGATCGTGCAGCACTTTTCGCGCAGCTAGGCATCACTGAAGAGCAAGCGAAGCTTCTACTCGGATGACGTATCCAACTGGCACAGCTGCTCGACTCGTTGAAGTGGCCTTGGCAGAAGTCGGCACAATTGAAGAAGGCGACAATTTGACCAAGTACGGCAAATTTATGAAAGCCGATGGCTTGCCATGGTGCGGATCATTCGTGAATTGGTGCGCTGATCAAGCCGGAGTCAAGATTCCATCAATGGTCTCAACAGCGGCCGGAGCTAATAAGATGAAAGATCTTGGTCGCTGGATCGCAGACAAGCCGCAAGTCGGTGATCTTTGCTTCATGGACTTTCCACATGACGGCATCGATCGGATCTCTCACATCGGCATCGTCGTCAAAGGCGGAATCAATTCAGTGGTCTGCATCGAAGGCAACACATCCGGCAGTGGAGATCAGCGTAATGGCGGAATGGTCATGATTAAACGACGCAACATCGGAAAAGAAATTGTCGGCTTCGGTCGTCCGAAGCTTGTCGCCTATTCGGGAAAATTTCCAAGTGTGGAGATTCCAGATGAAACTCCCAAGAAAGGTAACAAAAAGAAATGAAACAGATCCAAGCTCTTGCAGCATCGTGGCTTCGCTCATTCTTAGCCGCATCATTAGCGGTCTATATGGCCGGAGTAACAGATCCGAAGACTATTGGCATGGCTGGTCTTGCGGCCGTCTTGCCGGTAATTCTTCGATTCTTAAATCCATCAGACGCATCGTTCGGAATCAACAAGGGAAAGTGATCCGGAAAGCACTGGCGGCAGCGATTGGAATGGGGCTAGTCCTGTCGCTGTCGTCGTGCGCTTACCAAGGATGGACGCGATATGACTGCCAACTCTTCGAGAACTGGGATACTCCGGAATGCAATCCGCCACAGTGCAAAGCCAGCGGTGTATGTACGGAAGACATCTTCGGGCATGATCCACGTGAAGCAATCTCGTCGCTACACGAATGAGCAACTTAAAGCTCGACTCATCGTATTCATCGGAGTCGTGCTAGCTGCCACATTCTGCTTCTCAGTCTTCGGAATGCTGTACGCGCTCATCTTCGTTACTCAGCCACTAGGAGATCAAGCTCCTAATGACAGAGCATTCATCGAGCTTCTTTCAACGCTCACAATCTTCTTGACTGGAGCTCTGGGATCAGTCTTGGCATCGAACGGACTCAAAGACAAGCCAAAATCGTCGGAAGACACGCCGAAAGTCGAGCGCGATTCTTGACGATGTCAGCTTCATCCGTCACGCTTACGGCAGGGAGCTGAAATGCGGCTCTCAGATTCGGGAGCAATAACATGACTACATTCGAATTCGTGCAGATGTGGATCGCCATAATCTTGGCCATCGGTCTCTTCACAATGATCGGATATTCAATCGGACTCAAAGATGGCCAGCGTGAAGGCTACTTACGCGGCCGTGCAGTATCACGACACATCGCAAGAAAGGAGTCAGCACGATGAGCTTCTTGGACGGATATGAAGACATCGCCGCGAGAATTACGCGATTCCAAAAGACTTTCAGCACAGGCCGCATCGAGACATCGATCATCGACTTCTCAGCTAAAGATGGCTACATCTTGGTAGAAGCTCGCGTCTATCGTCAAAGCGATGACACACTGCCAGCCGGCATCGATTACGCATTCGGACACGTCTCGACTTTCAATACTCAAATGAAAAAATGGTACGTCGAAGACACAGTCAGCTCTGCAATCGGGCGCGCTTTGAATCTAGTGCTCGGAGCTTTGAATCTGCCGGAAGGCGTTACCAATGCACGTCCAACGCGTCAGAATATGGAGCAAGTCGAGCACAGCACTCCAATCATCGAAGCTGATCCATGGGCAATCTCGCAGGATGTAGGTGTGCCGAATATCGGATCAGCCATAGAAGCAATCACCGAGAAGATCGGAGCTGAAGTTATGGCCGAAGCTCCGCGCTGCCAACATGGGACACGCATCTGGCGTGAAGGTACGAGCCAAAAGACTGGCAAAGCATGGGCGAACTTCAGCTGCACAGAAAAGAGCAAAGCTTCTCAATGTGATCCGCTCTGGTACGTCATGACAAGCGGTGGCACATGGAAACCACAGATCTAACATGGGCGCGATCCAAGCATTCGGAATCGGTGAGTGGGATTACTGCGACAGCTGCTCAAAGCCAACACCTAAGAGCGAAGGCGTCATGGAGCGCATTGACCAGCAAGACATTCTCTTCTTCTGCAAAGGATGTGCCAAGTGAGATGCTTCTTCAAGCACGTCTGGATTTACATCACGGACAAGTCCAACCGTCAATGGAAAGAGTGCGTCAAGTGCGGAGTGATTCGATGAAATATAAATCGACTCAGAAGATGCAACAGCTTTGCCACGTTGCAGCACTGGCCAGACTATGCGCCACAGAGGAGCAAATTATGGGATCAGAGCCACGGTATAACCGAGGCTTAAACTTCCACGAAAGAGTCACAGAGCTCGCGCAAGCTACGGAAGCAGAATGGATCGTGGCCAACTATCTCGGCTATGAATTCAATCCATTTCGAGACACGATGAAGACTCAAGCTGATGTCGGAGACAAATTCGAAGTCAAACACACCGAAAACGGATTTCATCTTATTATCTATCCGAATGATCGAATCACAGATGTGGCAGTGCTGGTCACTGGCAAGTCTCCAGAATTTCATATCATCGGATGGATTCCGGTCGCAATGGCCAAGCGTCCACGCTTTAAGAAGTCCACGCAAGACTCATGGTGGGTCAATATGCGCGATCTGCAACCAATGGAAAATCTGATAAGGAGCTCTTATGGAGCAGCTGCGCTATGAATGCCGAATAGAAAAGAAGATACAGAATCACGGCGTCTTGACTGAATTCAATTTAGGCGATGACCATCTCTGCGTCCAATGTCTTGGATGCGGTGTGATTGGTGTGGTAAGTAGATCGGATGCACAGTGATGGCAGACTATGACTTCAGATGTGAGATGTGTGATTCTCGAATGACAATATCTCGACCAATAACGGATCAGCTCAGTCGCGATCCATATTGCGAGAGCTGCATGATTCCAATGAAGCGAATGTGGTCAGCTACTCCGGCCATATTCAAGGGCAAAGGATGGGGCGGATCTAAATGAAAAGATATTAACAGCCTGTGGATAACCTACCTAAGACACGCCGAAAACGCGCTCAAGTTATCCACATATTTGCAACCTATTTGACTAAGGCAGTACGCTGTCATCGCGTAAAGCGAGCCGCTGAGGCGGATAGCTCGCAAGCGCGAATGCAGCTAACGGGAAAGCTATGCCTACTCATAGGCTTGCTCTTACAAACGACGATACCAAGTGCACAAGCTATAGGCACAAAGACAGACGCAGATCACTACAAACTATATGCACATTCAAGGATCATAAGCTGGTCAGAGACTCGATGCTTTATAGCTCTCATCGACAGAGAGAATCGACACTGGAATCCAAAAGCAAAGAATGGCAGTCATTACGGAATAGGCCAGATGCGAAATACAAAATACAGAGAGCTCGATGGATACCGGCAAATCGACTGGACGCTTCGCTATATCAAAGGGCGGTATTTAACTCCATGCAAGGCGTGGGAGTTCTTCAAAGCGAATGGCTACCATTAGGCCATGACAATGCACAGCCAGCGCAAGTCCAACTCAACACACTGGAAGAAGATACGACTGCGCATACTTCAACGTGATGGATATGAATGCTATTGGTGCGGAGCTGATGCAACGACGTGCGATCATGTGATTCTGTCATTCGGATAGATGATGAGATGAAATCCGTTCTCTGTGTGTTTGACTTCAAATTTGTCTCCCACATCAGCTTGAGTCTTCATCGTGTCTCGAAATGGATTGAATTCATAGCCGAGATAATTGGCCACGATCCATTCTGCTTCTGTAGCTTGCGCGAGCTCTGTGACTCTTTCGTGAAAGTTCAAGCCTCGGTTATAGCGTGGCTCCGATCCCATGATCTGTTCTTCTGTGGCGCATAGTCTGGCCAGAGCTGCAACGTGGCAGAGCTGCTGCATCTTTTGAGTCGATTTATATTTCATCGAATCACTCCGCACTTGACGCACTCTTTCCATTGACGGTCGGACTTGTCCGTGATGTAAATCCAGACGTGCTTGAAGAAGCATCTCACTTGGCACATCCTTTGCAGAAGAA